TATGAAATCATCAATGAATTGACAACTTTTTCTCAAAAACATAATTCATTTGAGGCAGAAGATGGATGTAATGATGATTTGGCAATGTGTCTGGTTATTTTTGCCTGGTTAGTGCAGCAAGATTATTTCAAAGAAATGACAGATAATGATGTTCGTAAGAGAATATATGAAGAGCAAAAAAATCAGATAGAGCAAGATATGGCACCTTTCGGATTTATTATTGATGGATTGGATGAAAATAGTTTTACTGATGATCAAGGAGATCGATGGTATGTAGATGAATACGGTGATAGAAGTTATATGTGGGATTATAGATAATGAATTTAGATGATCAGATAGAACTAGAGCATCTTTTATTTTTTGAGCGTAAGTGTAGAATTTGTGGTAAAGTTAAAAGTTTATTGGATGATTATTATCTGACACGTAAGGATAGAAAACCTTTGCCATCATCATATTCTTATGAATGTAAAGAATGTACCAAAAAACGGATCATCAATTCTAGAAAAACAGACATACCCTACGAGCCAGTACCAAGAATTAAAGATGTTTATCCCGATTGGTAGTGCTCATGCATTGTTTCCCCGCTGAAAATACCCCTTTTAATAAATATTTTTAGATAAATTTGGATTGCGAGGGAAATTAAGATGCCATTAAATTTAGCATCTCCTGGTATCGTAGTAAGGGAAGTTGATTTAACTGTAGGAAGAGTTGACCCTACTAGTGACCAAATAGGAGCTATTGTTGCACCATTTGCACAGGGACCAATTGATGTTCCAACTTTGGTAGAAAACGAAAATGATTTAGTCAACATTTTTGGGAAACCATACGAAACCGATAGGCACTACGAAAGTTGGATGACGGCATCCTCTTTCTTGGCGTATGGAGGACCATTAAGAGTAATTAGAGCAGATGATACTGCTTTTAGAAATGCATACTCTGGATCCGGATCTGCACCAAAAATCAAAAGTGTAGATCATTATACAGAATTAGGATACGATGAAAATCCTATTTCTGGTGTCACAGTTGCTGCAAGAAACTCTGGTTCTTGGGCAAATGGAATTAGAATTGGTATTATTGATGCAAAAGCCGATCAACTTTTAACGCTTGATAGCGTAACTAATATATCTGTTGGTGCTGGCGTAAGTCAAGCAGTTCCTTCTGGCACTATTGTTTCTACTGCAGGTGCCGGTACAACTTCTGTATTAGATGGTTATTATAAAGGCATTGTTACTGAAGTTGATGCTACTAATAGTAAGGTAGGAGTTAAAATTTTAACTCATGTTTCTTCTGGAAATACAGAGACCTCTGTAGATTATACACCAAACGGCATTTATCGTTTTACCGATTCTTCGATCGATTTTCCAAACGCTGGTGGTGGAACAACATCAGTAACAGTAACAAGAGGTGCTCTCAATAGCACTGCTGCAGACATTACTGCAGGAGTAGGATTAACAGCATATTCTTTAGAGAGTTCCTTAACTCTTGACATGCCTGGTGGAGAATCTTTAGGAGCTGCTTCAACTGTTATCGGTATTGCGACTGCTGGAATTCAAGCAACTGGAAATCATTTCCTTCAAATAGGTAATGAAATTATTTCACTCAGTGGTGCTACAATTGGTCTTGGAGAAATAACACTTGCTGCTAGTAGTAGAGGTGTTGAAGCAACATCCGCATCTTCTCATGCCGATGGTGCTGCAGTAAAGCACTTAGAAAAGTTTGAAGATGTTGCTTCCGTTGTTTCTTTAACTGGACATAGTAATGTCCTTTCTACTGCAACTAGTATTGGTATTTCGACAACCAGAACTGGAATAAGCAGCATATTTAATGCTGGTGGTTTTGCCAGAGTTGGTGATCAATTTATGGGAGTAAGTGCTCTTGTAGAAGGTGGATCAACTTTAACTAGAACAGCTAGTGTAAAAGAAGATTGGTTTGATCAGCAAAGTTTAACAATTGGTACAGTATCAACAGGTGCTGGGTCTGCAGATAAAACCATTAAGTGGAATACAATTGCAGAAAGACCTTCAACATCTAGTTATGCTGATGCAAGAGGTTCCAGATTTGACGAAGTTCACGTTGTAGTAATCGATGGTGATGGAAAAATTACCGGAAATACTGGAACAATTCTTGAGAAGCACTTAAATCTTTCTAAAGCACAGGATGCCGAATTCTCTGTGGGTTCTCCATCATATTGGAGAAAGTATATTAAGTCGGGATCAGAGTATATCTTTGGTGGCGGAGCACCAGCAGGAATTGTAACGACAGGATTTAGTTCTGGTTATACTGGATTTACTGATGGTGGTTGGGATCAAAATGCAGAAGATTCTTCAAATGGTCCAGTAATATTTAATGCTATCGGTAATCACAATATTACTTTAGCAGGTGGTTTAAATTATGGTGGAAACACTGGATTAGATGTTGCTGGAAGTTTGGATGCATCTTTAGCGAATGTTGTTAGTGGATATGAATTACTCGAAAACAATGATCTATATGATGCAGATTTCTTACTCATGGGATCCGGAAGATTTGATAAATTCCAAACTCAAGCACTTGCTAATAAATTGATTGCTGTTGCTGGTTCAAGACAAGATTCTATTGCATTCATTTCACCAAATAGAACATCCTTGCTAAATGATACTTCTGATGGTACTGCAACGACTATCAATTCTGACTCGGTTATCACCGATAACTTGGTAGATTTCTATTCAGGTGTTAATTCATCTTCTTATGCAGTATTTGATAGTGGATACAAATACATGTATGACAGATTTAATGATGTATTCAGATATATCCCATTAAATGGTGATATTGCCGGAATTTGTGCAAGAAATGATATTGATAATTTCCCATGGTTCTCTCCTGCAGGAACAGTAAGAGGCACTATATTGAATTCTGTCAAACTTGCATATAATCCATCAAAATTACAGAGAGACATTCTTTATTCTAACAGAATTAATCCTGTAATCTTCTCTCCAGGAGCTGGAAATATCCTCTTTGGTGATAAGACTGCTCTTGCCAAGGCATCCGCATTTGATCGAATCAATGTCCGTCGCTTATTCATCTATATTGAAGATGCAATTCAAGCAGCAGCAAGAGATCAACTCTTTGAGTTTAACGATGAAATTACAAGGACAAACTTTGTAAATATTGTTGAGCCTTTCTTGCGTGATGTCCAAGGTAAGAGAGGAATTATAGATTATGTTGTAATTTGTGATGAAACAAACAACACCGCTGCAGTGATAGATAATAATGAGTTTGTGGCAGATATATTCATTAAACCTGCAAGATCGATTAACTTCATCGGTCTGACCTTTGTTGCCACCAGAACTGGTGTTTCGTTTGAAGAAATCGTCGGTAACGTTTAATTAATTAACAGAGAGGTTTAAAAATCATGCCAGCACGTAATCAAAGGAATACACTTCCATTAAGAACAATCAATGACTTCAAGAGTAAGTTAGTAGGTGGCGGTGCAAGACCAAATCTATTTGAAGTTGAATTGGCATTCCCAAATGAACTTCAAATAGACAGTAAAGTTGTTGAAGACGCTAGATTTTTAGTAAAAGCAGCAGCTCTTCCATCGTCTACAATCAATCCAGTTGAAATTCCTTTTAGGGGAAGAATCTTAAAGATTGCTGGTGATCGTACATTTGAAACATGGACAATCACTGTTATCAACGATTCTACATTTGAAATTAGATCTGCATTTGAAAAGTGGATGAATTTCATCAATAAACTTGATGATGGCACTGGTGCCACAAACCCACTGGATTATCAGAGACATGCAAAAGTCCATCAGTTGGATCGTGAAGGAAAGATTCTCAGATCTTATAAGTTTTGGGATATTTTCCCAACTAACCTTTCCACGATTGATTTAAGTTATGAGACTACTGATACGATTGAAGAGTTTACTGTAGAAATGCAAGTTCATTATTGGGAAGCAATTAAGGGTACTGCCGAAAATGCAGGTGGAGAAAGCATCCTATAAATAGTAAATATTAGGTTAGCTAACTCATAATGCCCAGACTTTTTGGTTTTTCCATTGAGGAAAAAGACTCACAATCACCATCAATAGTATCCCCCGTTCCTCAAACTAATGAGGACGGGGTTGATAATTATATAAGTAGTGGTTTTTATGGTCAATATGTAGACATTGAAGGTGTTTACCGTACAGAGTTTGATTTAATCAAACGATACAGAGAAATGGCACTTCATCCAGAATGTGATGGTGCCATTGAAGATGTTGTTAATGAGGCAATTGTTAGTGATCTTTATGATTCTCCAGTTGAAATAGAATTATCTAATCTTAATGCTAGCGATAAATTAAAAAGCATTATAAGACAAGAATTTAAAAGAATTAAAGAAATATTAGACTTTGACAGAAAATCTCACGAAATTTTTAGAAATTGGTATGTTGATGGTAGATTGTATTATTTAAAGGTTATTGATTTAAAGAGACCTCAAGATGGAATTCAGGATCTAAGATATATTGATCCTATGAAAATCAAATTTGTAAGGCAGGAGAAGAAAAAGGATAATAGTGCAATTGCCAGAACTAATCCTCTTAGAGGAGATAATGATAATTTTAAAGGAATATCTCCAGAAATAGAAGAATATTTTTTATATTCTCCGACTCCCAATTATCCATCAAATAGTTTTTCTTCGGGTGGATCACAAAAAAATTCTATAAAAATATCTAAAGATTCCATAACTTATTGTACTTCTGGTCTCATAGATAGAAATAAAGGATCTGTTCTTTCATATCTTCATAAGGCAATTAAGTCTCTCAATCAATTAAGGATGATTGAGGATTCTCTTGTTATTTACAGATTATCAAGAGCACCAGAACGTAGGATTTTCTATATTGATGTCGGCAATCTTCCAAAAATAAAGGCGGAGCAATATCTTCGTGAAGTCATGAATCGTTATCGTAATAAGTTAAGTTACAATGCACAAACTGGCGAAGTTCGTGACGATAAAAAATTTATGAGTATGATGGAAGACTTTTGGCTTCCTAGAAGAGAAGGTGGTAGAGGAACTGAAATCACGAC